GACTGGTGCAACTGGGGCTAATGGCTTAGATGGTGCAACTGGTGCAACTGGTGCAACTGGTGCAACTGGTGCAACTGGTGCAACTGGTGCAACTGGTGCTAATGGATTAGAGGGTGCAACTGGAGCGACTGGGGCTAATGGTTTAGATGGTGCAACTGGAGCGACTGGTGCAACTGGTGCTAATGGATTAGAGGGTGCAACTGGAGCGACTGGGGCTAATGGATTAGATGGTGCAACTGGAGCGACTGGGGCAAGTGGTGATCCTGCTGATGCTTCATTGTGGGCTGTTTTTCCAGCAGTGGCGAATGTAGATTTAGCAAATTTTGATATTACAGGCATTCAAAATATGGGATTAACTGGGTCTATTTCTAATACTTCTAATACAATGATTTTAAATTTTGATACTAAACTAATATCTATGCAAGATGGAAGTTTTGAATCTATCAATACTGCATCTGGTTGTGAGGTAAATGTTTATGGTGGAAATTCTATTAATGTTCAGGATTCAACTGGCAATTATCAATCAAATTTACTACCTCCAACATATGAAAATAATTATAGCAAATGTTTTCTCGGTAAAGGTATTAATTCAGTTTTAGCTTTACAGGTTCCAGATAATAATCCAACAATACAAATGAGTAATCAGGGTGAGAATATCTATTCAAGAAGTGATTTATCATCATTGTATTATAATAATGGAACTATTGAGACGGCTAAATTAAATGCAACTGCTGGAACATTAACTTTGAATGATGGCACGAATACTTCAATATTATCAACATCTGATTTGACATTTAATGGTGTAAGTTATAATAGCGATGTCTCAACATTACAAATATTACAAACAAATACAATATTACAGAATTTCTCATTAGCAATATTTGCCGATGGAAGACCAGCAACTGCTCCATCTTCTACAATCACTAATACATATGCATTTAGTCCTGCTTGGTATTTTAAAAATACGGTTGCTGGATATAAAATCAATTGGTATATGCCTCCTAATATTGCAATGACTGTTGCCGATGTTTTGGGATTGTATATGTATATATTTAATGGTTTGACTACAAGTAATGATAATTCTCCATTTATAGTTATTTATACTAAGCCACAATCTGGCGACCCTCTATGGTATAGGTCAAAACGAGTATATATTTTCGATCAAGCAATAAGTCCAGTTCCAAATACAAGATATTGCATGTTTACTAATTTATCATTAACTTGTCCAACTCCTGCATATTATGGACAAACACTAATTAATATGGGGCTTTCTCCAGTTGGTGGATCTAATGTTGGTCCGTTTGAACCCACAGAAGAAATCTTAGGATTTGCCCTATCTTCCAACAGTGCGAGTGCTGTTAATACAGTTGAGTTTTGTATTAGTAAATTTGGAATTATGACAGAAAATGGAACCCAAGAATTTGCATTCATCCCACTTTAAGCCTCCACCTCCACCCTATAATTAGTATATGTCAATATTTTCCAATTCTAAGCCATTCTACAATAGGAGGTGGAGGGTTGGAGGATGTTGACCCTTTTTTTTGAAAACTTCATATATATTTCTTATTTTTTTTCAACTTTATATTTTTTTTATATTTTTTTTGAGATTTTTTTTCAAAAAATACTTCCAAACCCTCCAACCCTCCACCTTTTCTATATATGCTTAAAATGGCTAAATAAAATGTTATACAGTATACATACATCATTACTATACTACTCTAATACTTAATAATAACTTAATAATAATAATAATAATAATAATAATAATAATTATAATATATAAACATATAAATATTGTCTTATTAACGGATTTTAAGCGAATATAGAGAGGTGGATGGTTAAGGTGGAGGGCTTAAAAAAAGTGGAGGGTTCATATAAAAAAAAATAATAATATAAATAATATCAATAAATAATTAATTAATTTTTTGTATTAAAAGAATAATTTTATATATATATATCAACTAATAAAATTTATTATTTTCATTTGTGATTTTTATAAAATGTCAAAACTTAGTTTCAAAATTTCGGATTATCAAAGCAACTTATCAGGGCTTGACACAATTGAAAATGTCAACAAAGATTTATTAACTGCAATAATTGATAGCGATTTAGTGAAAGACCAACAAGAATTGACAGGATTAAAAAATTATGATAAGAAGATCTTAAAAAATAGAGTTAAGGTATCATATAAACAAGTTGATTATAATTTTGGTAGAAACTTTGCTCAAAAGTCAATGTCGTTAGGTTGTATGCGAAAAGCAATCAGACACACATTGATGAAACAAGCAGGATATCAAGATATAGATATGGTAAATTGTCATGCAACTATATTACAGCAATTGTGCAAATCTAATGATATGTCTTGCCCACAATTAGATGAATACATTAATAATAGAGATGAATTATTACAAGCGGTCAAAGAATTATACGATGTTGATAGAGACCAAGCTAAAAAATTATTTATTATCTTATTATTTTATGGAACATTTGATACATGGAAGAAGGACGAAGAATTAGATGAGAACATTGAGCCAAGCGATTATATTGTCAGACTTACAAATGAATTAAAAACAATTGGTAATACTATTATTGTAGAAAATCCAAAAGAGGTTGAATTATGCAAAAAACTCAAAAAGAAAAATCCGAAAGGTTCTGTAGTTAGTTTATTATTGCAAAGTATTGAAGACCATATTTTAGACATTATTTATAATAAATTAGGAAGACCAAAAAATGTTATATTATCATTTGATGGTTTGGCAATTCTCATTGCAGATTTTCCAGATATAGATTTATCACCACTTGAACAAGAGATTACCAATAAAACTAATTTTAAGATGCAACTTCTTGTTAAAGAATTATCTTATGCAGTTGATCCTTCAGAATTAAATGTTGAAGAAGAAAAATATCCATATACAGAGTTTGAGAAAACACATTTTAAAATTATTAATTCTGGAATGTATTGCAAAATTACTTCAGATAATAAATATATTTTTATGACAAAAAAGCAATTAGTTGAATCTTATGAACACTTGCCAAATGGTTTTATTTTAAAATGGGTTTCAAACAATCCACTTATTAGAAAATATGATGATGTAGATATTTTTCCACCGCCTTTAGTTTGTCCATCAAATAAGTTTAATTTATGGAAACCATTTGCAATGGAAGAAGTGCAAGAATATGAGCATCAATCAGAAGCACTTGATGCACTACTAAAGCATATATTGATTATGTGCGATAATGACGAACTAACCGCAAAATGGCTTACAAATTGGATTGGTCAAATGGTGCAATTTCCAGCAATCAAAACTAAGACACCAACTATAATATCTAAACAAGGTGCAGGAAAAGGAACACTAATGAAAATAATTAGTAGAATGATTGGAGATAATAAATATTTTGAAACTGCAAATCCAAGCCGTGATGTATGGGGCAATTTTAATTCAATGTTATCAAATTGTTATTTTATTAATTTAAATGAGTTAGGCAAGAAAGATGTTATCGAGGCCGAGAGTAGATTAAAGGCTTTGCAAACTGACGAGAGATTAACTATTAATGAGAAAGGCAAAGCACAATTTGATATTAAGTCATATCACAAATTCATGATTACAACTAATAATTTTGACCCATTACGAGTTGAGCAAGATGATCGACGAAATATTATTATTAGAGCAAGTGATGAATTAATAGGAAACAAAGAATATTTTACTAAATGGAATAATGAATATTTAGAAGTAAATTGCATTAAAACATTTTATGAATATTTCAAGTCATTACCAGATTTAGATAAATTCCATTTTATGGAAGAACCAAATACAGAACATCAACAAGACTTAAAACAATTATCTATTTCAAAGCCTGAGATGTGGCTAAAATATTATACTTATAAATCAACAATTGGCGGAACATCAATCCCAGAAGAGCCAAAGAAATTATGCTCAATGGAGATTTTCCAAGATTTTAATAATTGGAAAGAAAACCAAAAAATACTATATGATACAACGGCATTAAAATTAATAATTGCGATCAAGAATTTGCGGATTGATGGCATCTCAACAAAAAAAGAAAAACACGGAAACATGACATTGTTTGATTGTAATAAATTAGCAAGATATTTTGACTTAGTAGAATAGGTGTAAATTAATAATTATTTTTTTTTGTTTGATAATAATTATTTTTATATTAAAGAAATAAAATTATATATATATATCAACTAATAAAAAATTATAATGACAGAAAATAAAATATCTCAGAAATTTTTGAATGGATTGAAGCAACACCAAATGGATTATTTAGATATCAAAGATTGGATTTATTGCGGAGGAAATCAAGATTCATATTATGAGTATTTTAAACTTTGTTATCCTGATGCAATTGCACCAACTGAAGATAATTGTATTTGTGGAAATGGTATTTCTATTTGTTGTTATATTCGAGAAAATGTAGATGCTCCAGTTGAAGATATTCTTATAGTTGGATCATGTTGCATTAAGAAATTTTTACCAAATGGTTTTACAAGATTTTGCACAAATTGCAATGCTGAACACAAAAGATATAAACATAATATTTGTTTTGATTGTGAGAAGGCAAAAAAAGCAGAAGCGGAAAAACTTGCTCCATATGTATACTTTAATTTTCCATTTAGTATTAAAGATGAAATTAAAACATATGGGGCTATATGGGATAATGAATATAAATTATGGAGAGCCAACAAAAAATATAAACCAAACTTAATTGAAAAATATAGCCGTTATATTATTGCGGATGTTCCAACTTTTATTATTGATAGGGAAAATAAAAGATTAGAAAAGATTCGATTAGAATCATTGCCAAAAGAATATAAAGTATTTTCATTTGGTGAAAAACAGAAGGCAATTGATGAAGGCTACAAGTGGGACAACACCGCTAAAAGATGGGGTAGAATAATTGCGGAAAATTAAAGATTAATATTATTTATTTTTTTTATATTAAATATAAAATTATAAATATATATATAAAATAATTTTTATTAGAAATTATTAAAATGGCTGAAGAATTAGAATTGATTGCTGAGAAATATAAAAAGGTAATGGCTCAAAGAAGCAATGCAACCAAAGCTTGGATTAAAAGAAACCGCGAACGAGTAAATGAATATAATAAATTATATCAAAGAAAATTATATGCGGAAAAAAAAGCAAACAAAGAACCAAAAGAAAAAGTGATAAGTTATAATGATCCTGAAAAGTATAAACAATATCAGGCAGAATATAGAAAGAAAAGAAAACTATTGAAAGAACTTCCACTATTAAATATTTAATATTAAATATATTATAATTATCTATATATATATTACATATTTATATTTTTTTTTACAATGTCTCGAACCGCAACTGAAGGAACAAAGCAAAACTACCTAAAAAATTTAATTAGATTAAATGATGGAAATGAAATTAAAAATTTCAACTTCTTGAAAAAAACTGAAGATATCTTGCAAAAGATTTCACACCTCAAGCCAAATTCTCAAAGAACTTATTTGATTGCAATCGTATCAACATTAAAAGATTTGAAGGGTTTTGATATGGCTCATAAATTTTACTATGGCTTAATGATGGATATGAATAAAGCACTAAAAGATAATACAACAAAGAGCGAGACACAAACGGCAAACTGGATCAATCAAGATGAAGTCATGCAAAGATATCAAGAAATGTCAGAGCAAGTAATTCCATTATTACATTTGAAAAAAGTTAATGCTAAGCAATGGTCAGATATATTAGACTTCATAGTATTTTCATTATATACTTTACAACAACCAAGAAGAAATAAAGATTATCAATTAATGTTAGTTATTAAATCTACTAAAGATTTTGATGATAATTATAAAGAATTTAATTATTGGATGGGTGGATGGTTTCTTTTTTATAATTATAAAACTAAGGGAACATATAATTTACAAGAGATAGAAGTTAATCCAGAATTACAAGAATTATTAAAATTATATATAAGGCTCCATCCACTAAAGAAGCAAAAGAAGTATCCATTATTAGTAGACTATGAAGGGCAACCATTACTGCAAGTCAATGATATTACAAGAATACTAAATAGGATCTTCAAAAAGAAGATAGGGGTCTCCATGCTTCGTAATATCTATTTGACCGATAAATTCAAAGAACCTATGCAAGAGTTAAAAGACACCGCAAAGGCAATGGGGACAAGTTCAAACACTATCCAAAATAACTATGTAAAAGTCGATGATACACTTCCTCCTCAGTATCTACTTGATAACTTATAGGGTGTAAATATCTAAGTTATATATTTTATAAGATAATTTTTAGATATCTTCTTTTTTTTATCTCATTTTTATCTAAATTATATATTAAATGGATACTTTACTGTAAATATTTTAAAATATTTACATCCTAATATCTATATAATATCTAAATAATATCTATTTCATATATTTCTATGTAAAATATCTATAAAATATCTAATAAATATCTAATTTAGATATTTGAAATCATATTAAACATTGAATCATGATATATAGGACAAAAAAAAATATATAATTAATATCAATTATAATTTTTGCCATTTTATACTCTCGGACTTTCTTCTCCTCTACTACTATTATTATTATTATGTGTTTGCTCTATATCAACTGCAGTCTCGCCTTCTACATCCCTAATGATCTTTATACAACATACATTAACTTCACGACATTTACTTTTATAACAGGTCTTAATTAAAACTAATAATAAACCTATACAACTACTTATTAAAAATGAATAGAAAACCTCAGATAATATTTGAGGCATTATATATAATATAAATTATTTTTTTTTTGATTTAATTTAGACCAATAATTGTTATTGGGTAGTTAGTGGCAGATTGAGTAGTAGTAGAAACATTAAAAATAGTTAATACAACTGTTGTATCACCACCTGAAGTTCCTTCAAAAGCAACACTAAGAACTATTGGTGATGCCCCACTAGAACTAGATTGGGATGCTACATAATAACCAGTATCAACTCCAACAAAATCAGATATTGTTATTGTAGTTTGAGATGATGCACCAGATGCTAAATTAAAATTAACAAGTGTTTTAACACCAGCAATACCACCTGCAAATGCTGTTGCCGTTATTGTTCCACTCGCAGTAATAGTAGTCCCAGCTGTTATTGAACCATTAGTTGCAACAATATTTCCATCGGTTGCTGTGATATCTCCAGTACTAGCAGTCAAAATTTCAGTAAATACTGTTCCATTTACAGTTGCAGTATCAACACTAAGACCCCCAGCAGTTAGTGAACCGGCGGCGGCAATATCTCCAGCCAATGCTGTAATATTACCAGTTGCTAATGTCAAATCACCAGCAGTAATTGTGGAACCACCAGCACTTACTACAAGACCTCCTGCTTCGATTGATATTCCATCAGTGGCAGTAATAGATGATGCAGTAATAGATGATGTGCCACTTCCATTGAATAGATCATTTAACTCGTTGAGTAATGGAGGATTAAGAATTGTTCTTGCACTCATTTTATTTTTTTGAAAAGTTTGAAAATTTATTTATTGTGTTATATAGTAAAAAAAATAATTTTTTAAATTAATATTATTAATTAGCACCAAACATTTTATTTCCATCTACTCTATCTAATATGTCTATCATATGTTCATCTAATGGATTAAATCCTTTTGAACCTATTAATAAATCGTGCCCTCTTCTTGTACCATGTAAACCAACACTCACTAAATCACCTGATGATCTTATATTATATTCATTTTTAAGTGGTTTTTCTCCTTTATATGCTGGATTCAAAGTTATAATCTCTTTTGTATTCTGCCCAAGTTCTCTCGCCAGAATGGCACCCTGTGAGTGGCCAAGAGTTGTAATATTTTTTGCACCATATTTTTTTTCCGCTTTTCTTTGCATTTGTAAACCTGTTTTATATCTATTAGTATATTTATACATACCCAAAGCATACATTGCATTATTAGTCCAGTCCATCGCTTCTTTTGTGCCTCTATGAACCACAACTGATTGACCAGTACGAGGATTAAAATAAACTACTCCATATTGTCCGCTTAATTGTTTATCTAAAATAAAATCATCAATTCTTTCTGGTGCATCTTTATAACTTGCTTTTAACATTTTTTTTATATGATTTATTGATAATGCACCACCTACTAATAATCCATCACCTGAAAATTCTGAACCTTCTTCTTCTGCAAATCCTCTTGACAACTGCAATAAAAATTCATCAATATCCATATCAATATTTTCTTCTTCTGCTTGTAGTTCTTCGGCAATTTCTGTTTTAACTTTTTGTTCTTGTAATGGTGATAATTTTATTGGTACTGCATTTTCAATTTCTTCATATATATCCGCAACTACTTGCTTCTGTGCCTTTGATAGTTTCTGGAGGGGTTCTCGCCCCACTTCCTATTTACTACTTTCTTCTCTTTTAAGTAAAAATTTACCAAAAGATGAAGTTGGATCTACTAATGAACCTGTTTGTGGATGTCTTAACTCAACCAATTGACCACTAATTGAATCAAAAACGGCACCGCTATCGGTTGGAGATGGTAATTGTAAACTGAGTGTATCAGATGGGCTTTGTGGAAATTGTTGTGCTATCATTTCTCTTAATAAAGGAGATTGTTGTGCTTGTGCTTGTTGTAGTCTTCGCCTTTCTATATTTCGTTGACTTACATTTCGCATAAGTGCTAATAATCCCTTTTGTAGTCTGGATTCTTTTGCGATTTGCTCTTTTTTGGATTTTGAAAAATATGGCCCTCTTATATCACCTGCTTGAACACCTCTTTTTCTTCGTTCTTGTAAAACTTCAACTTTAATATTGTCAACTTCTGCTTCACTTGGCAATTGTCCTGTTTGGTTAATTATTTCTTGAACAATTTCTTGAACTTCTTCTTGAGCAGTTGGTACTTCTGGATCAACCATTGATTCAAATCTTTCTAATGCATCAGAAACTGCCCTTTCTTGCCTTACTCTTTCTTTAACTTTTGCCAATTTTACTGGATCAGATTTTTTTAAATAATCTTTCAATGATGTGGATAGATTCTTTGGAGGATTCCGCCCCACTTCCTATCTGGAACTTGATAGGATGGCCTTTCCTATAGAACCAGTTCGAGAAACCCAACGACCAGTAGAAGCATTAAATACTTTACCAGCATGTGAAGCAGTAGAACGAGAACTTCCCATAGAACGAGAACGAGACATAGAGGCAGTCTTTCTTCTTGGTGCTGGCATATCATAAATCTCGTGATATTTCTTGGTCATCCAAGCAGGGCTTTTCTTGATTTTAGCATTCCATCCATAATCTTCAGCAAGTCTTTTTGCAAATTGTGGATGTCCAGCTTTTCTTTCTAAACCAATAGCACTTTTTTCAGCACTCATAAAACGGCGAAGATGTGTCATTGCAGGTGTTGACCTCTTCTTTCTTCTTCTTGCACCTCCAAGCAAAAGACCACCCAAAGATTCTGGCTCTTCTTCGTAGTCATACTCGTCATCCTCATACATACCAAAACCAGTTAAGCCTCCGTACATTTTTATTAAGTTTAATTTGATTGAAAAAATTTAATTGTGTTATATAGTAAAAAAAATAAATTTTTAAATTAATATTATTTATTTGATACATTTTATAAATTATTTATTAGTTTTGGATATTAAAATTATTAGCTATGGCTATGCAATGCCTAATACATTCCACGAATTGCACCACGAATTGCTCTTCTTGGATACATTCCGGCACCTTCAATAGTACCAACTGCTTTTTTAGTTAAAGCACCAATAATTGGCTTACTAACAGGTGAGATATAATCAAGAACTCCTCGCATATCACTCTTGAAATCAGACCAACTATATTTTCCGCCAGAATATCCTTTTCCTCTTGCATTTCTCTTCAATGTTTCTTCTGCAAGATATGGCATTTCATTCGCCATAGCAACCATCTCAGGAGTAATGCCTCCAGTGTGTACATCAATGTTGCCATTTCCTGAAGTCGTGATCCAACCATCAGTTAATGATACAACTCGAATCGTGCAGTTAGTAAAATTAATACCAGTATTATTATATACAGTAAGATTTGCACTAAAATTACTCGATTCAACTTCTCCAACAGTACTTGTTGCTGGAAGATTAAGATCTTGAGCAACTGATAAAATAAGTGGTGCACCGCCAAGAGTTGTCTTAACACCTGTTGAATCAACAACTGAAGCACCAGAAAAACGAGACCAATCGGCAATACCTCCATTCTTTTTGTATAGTTGCCAAAGTTGAAATTGAGTTGCTTGACCAAGTACAGATTGTCTCATACCAATATTAATATTAATGTTAGTAATAGGAAAGAAGAAATCAGGAAGAGATGGAGAAACACTCGTTAGTGATTCAACAGATGGGATCACATAAATTAAGAACATATCAGGAATAATTGATAGTTGTTGAGTATTAGTTGATACTGAAACACTTGCACCAGCTGGTAAGTTGGCAATTGTGGTATCGGTTGATTGGATGTATGAGTAGTTGTAAGAAGTAGGCATTGTGCGGTTAGTAATAGAGTTTTCAAATGGTGCCACGAATTGACACAAGATGGCTTGACTATTAAATACTGCACTTACTCCAGATACAGTTGCACCTGATGGGATAGAATAAGAAAGCATTCTTTGTAGATAGTTAAATGACATGGTAATGTTGACATTGTTTAAGTTAAAAATTGCTTTTTGTGGATCAACCGTGGCATTGTAAAGGAAAGGAGAAGCGATTAAATCTTCTACAATGTTTGCAGTAAAGGTAAGAGAAGTTCCAGCACTATTTACAACAAAGTTTGATAGTTGCTTAGTTCTTACAGTGTTAATAGAACTCGATTGATTTTCATCAAGAGTATTTGCAAATGGAGAACTGACAGTTCCAACTAATGGCTCATATGCTGTAGTAAAGTCTGGGGCACTTGCTGTTCCTGATTGATTTTGTCTTTGGGCGAGTGAGTCGTTGTTGTAGTGAAGAAATGCACTTGTAAAAAGATTTGGTGTAATCTGAACTCCATTTGTTCCAAGTTGGATATTCAAGTTTGTCAATGTCTGGTTGATTGGAAATGCTCGTAGACTGACACATTGTTGGTCAAGAAATAGATCCAAAGCAGTACCAGTAATAGTAAATGAAATCTCAGCCTGAAAAGCAAGACTACGAGATAAACCAAAGCCTGGACTAATTGGGATTACGATATTAGGGTTGTTGCTTGGGGTGGCTGGAACTGCACTGTAGTACTGCACAGATGGTACAGACGAAAATACCACTAAAGTTGGCTCCGAAATATCAACTCTTCCATCGACGGCTTTTGCAAGTTTCATCATTTTATTTATTTTTAGTTGTGAAAAGTTTGAAAATTTATTTATTGTGTTATATAGTAAAAAAAATAAATTTTTAAATTAATATTAAATATTAGCGATTTTCACTTTTATTTACTTGCAAAAAAGGCTTCACCCAAAACTTAATAAGCGACCGCTATGCAATGCGATTTCCACTTTCAATTATTGATTTATGAATAAAGGTTAATTTTAATGAACTATTACGAAGTCCCCATGTTTGCAATGGTATTGAATATCCTTGTAGATTTTGCCAATATACACCAATTCCAAAACTTGTAAGTGGTGCAGAACCTCCCATTTTAATTGGTGATGAATATAAATCACTTGTTGCACTATATGATATTGGTTGTTGAAAACTACTTGCTCCACCTTGAGAATAATTAACTAAGAAATCCATTAATATTGGGGTTGTCTGATTGTTAAATGCATCACCAACTAAATTTAATGGCAAATCTGATAATGTAGGATATGCAAGAGGAATTGTTGATATAACTTGAATTTTAGATAATGCAACAAAACACCAAGGAGACGAAATATCTTGTGTCATAGTTATAGTTGTTGTTGATGGGTCAGATGGTGCAAAAGTTGGAGGGTCATTTTGTGGTGTATAATTTATGCCATTATTTCTAATTATTAGTAGTACATCTTCGCCATTCGGACTCGTTGTTGAATTGGATAAAATATTAATTGCCCATCCTAATAAATATGGTCTATAACTATTATTAAAATAAATATTTATGACATCATCTCCTGTTGATTGATCATAAAAACTCATTGGATAACAACTCATAGAAAATATTTGAGTTTGATTGTTCCATATCATAAATGGTGGATTTGATGGAAGTACTCCACCACTTGCAGTATTTAATGCACTATATGCTGTAGCGATTGCTGTATTTACCATTTGAGAAATTGTGTCAAATGAAAATACATTACCCCATCCATTAGTTGGTTGAGAAGATACAGAACCGGTTGGTGGAGATACTGTATCATCATCATTTATAACTCTCAAGTATACTTGCCCAGAATTAAAATCTTTATAAGTTAAATATACAGAATAAATGGTATTATAGCCGTCATTATATGGTGATGTTGTATTTAGTTGTGGTTGCCATAATGGGATACGATTTGTGGAAACGATCATGCGAGTAATTGAAACATAATAATCCTGAGGATTTTGAAGAATAACTCCTGCACGGTTTACTTGTGAAGATACATTTGATAATCCATCTGTGAGTGTTGAAAGATTAACTTCAAGAGAAAAAACTGAAGGCGATGACATTATATTTATTTTAAATATTATTATATTTATATATATATATTATATTTTAAATAAAATATTTACAAGTAAGATTTTTTCAAAAATGTTGCATTTAACCCCTATGAATAAAAGGCAGAAAGGATTGAGGCCAATTGCGGTCGCTCAAGATAGTCGAGAAAATCCAATCGGTATGTTAAAAGTTGGAGAAGATGGAAAAGGCGAAAAGTTAGTAGAATTGCCAAAGGAATTGCATTTTACAGTATGCCCTGAAACACGAGAAAACTTAGTTGATAATATATTTATAACAGGTGGGGCTGGAAGTGGTAAATCTACTTGGTGTGGTTCATATTGTAAAGTTTTTATTGAAATGTTTCATCCTGAACCACAATATATAACTATTGTATCCGCCGATGATATTGAAGATCCAGCATATAATTTTCCACATAGACATATTAAAGTTGATGATGAATTTGCACAAAATCCACCAACATTGGAAGATTTTACAAATCCTGATGGTCGTTCAGTTGTCATTTTTGATGATTGTGAGGCCATTACTGAAAAAAAGAAAGAAAAGGCCATGCAATCTGTTATTGAAGCCGTATTAACAATGGGAAGAAAAAGAGGAATTAATTGCTTATTTATTAGTCATCGAAGTGCAAACGGCAAACAGACTAAAATGATTTTAACAGAATTAAATGCTGTTGTTTGGTTTCCAAAAATATCTTCAAGCCGTAATTTAACTTATATGTTGCATCATCATTTAGGGATGCCAGAAGGTATGCGAAATGCTTTGAAGGCCGAAGGTTGGGGTCGTTGGGTTTGTTTAAAAACATCAGCCCCTCAAGTATTAATATCAGAAAAACGAGCTTGTATATATGACCATGACGAAGTAGAAAGTGCTATCAAAAAGCGATCCTACATTGATAAAAAGAGGTCTCAACAAGAAGCTACACAGTTTTTATCTGAGGAATATTGAATTAAACAAATAAAGAAGAGGTAAAAAGAAAAGCCAGAGAAAGATATCATAATAAGAAGAATTCTATCCTCTAAACATTCTATTTAAATATTTTATATTATCATCAATATTTGTATGTTTGCCCCACAATAAAACCATTGAAAATAAAGCAGGACTTGGAATTAAATTATCAATTAATTTTTTTTCTCTTACATTGCCAAGATGTCTTGCAATATATGCCAATCTTTTTTGTTTATCGTGATGGTCAATATAAGTTGACCCAGTATCAAGACCAAAATCGTAATGTTTTCCATCATCCATATATACCCTAAATCTTTTATTTTTTTTTGGTGAATCTGTGAGATTAATAATTTTCATTTTACACCTTTTACCGTTCTACAATACTTCGTATTTTCGAACTCCAAAAGGCTGACCCAAAAAATATTGAAAAAATATAATTTAATATATATATTTATATAGATATAAAAATATAAAAGATTTTTGGTCAGCTTTTTGTAGTCTGAAAAACCGAAGGTTTGTAAGACGGTAAAAAGTGATGAATGTATCACTCACAGATACCCAAATAAGCGACTTATTGAACAACGAAGTTCCAGTTATGCCCTATTCAGAGTTGATAAAAAAGGGAGTAATGAATGTATTGCGATCAAGCCCAAGTAAAGCAGTTGTATTTTTAGTTAGACAACAGCCAACATATGGTCATTGGTGTTTATGTTTTCTGAAAGATAAAGGAAGAAGTGAACAAGGGATTCATGTTTATGATTCATACGGAAATAAACCAGATAGCAAAGCTTGGAAAAAAGCACTAACGAAAAAAACATTAAAGCAATTACATCAAGAAAATCCATATTTATTGAGTCAACTTTACGACACAGGAAAACCAATATATTTTAATGAGTATCAACACCAAGCACACAATCCAAATGTTGCGACTTGCGGACGACATGTAGTTTGTAGAGCTTCGTTTTTAGATTTAGACACTGATGAATATAACGATTTAATCACTTCAAAGGGAATGAGTCCAGATCAAGTTGTAGTAAAAGCGACTGAACAATATATTTAATTTAAAATATTATTTTTTTTACTATATAATATAATAAAAATCTTTTCAAAAAATGTCAGTGAGAACTATTTTACAAAATGGAGTTTACAGACTTGACATATCAGGAACTACAGGACTCGCAACAAATCAAGTACAATTGGTAAATGGAGGAATTGTTTTTGCCGATGGTACGACACAAGAGACGGCTTCACTTGCAGGATCAACAGGAGCAACTGGCCCTCAAGGTGTGCAGGGTATACAAGGTGCCACAGGGGCTACAGGAGCAAGAGGCCAAGATGGCACAGCTTCTTTTACTGGTGCAACAGGTGCGACAGGATCAACAGGGGCGACTGGTGCAACTGGGGCTACAGGAGAAAAGGGCGATATGGGAAACACTGGAGCGACTGGTTCACAGGGAGCAACTGGATTCACAGGAAATACTGGAGCGACTGGTGCAACTGGGGCTAATGGCTTAGATGGTGCAACTGGTGCAACTGGTGCAACTGGTGCAACTGGTGCAACTGGTGCAACTGGTGCAACTGGTGCAACTGGTGCTAATGGATTAGAGGGTGCAACTGGAGCGACTGGGGCTAAT